TCGACGACCGGACGGCCGAGCAGCGTGCCCGCGGTGCCCTCACGGAGGTCACCGGAGAACGAGGCCGACACGGCGGTGCCGAGGTCCTTGATCGCCAGGCTGTACTTCGGGTTCATGACCCAGGTGCTGTTCGCACGGAACCGCACCGGGACGTTGAAGTACACGGTGTCGAGGTCGACGAGGCCGATGGTTGCGGCCGTCGTGCTGGTGAGCTCGACGTTTGTGTTGGAGTCGAGTGCGGTGAAAACTCCCGTCGGCTGCGACGAACCGGAACCGGTCGCGTGAGCCGCACCCTCGAGCCGGTCCTTCGCGTCGGCGAACATGCGAAGCACGTCGGCCTGAAGGCCCACGATGTCCTCGAACGCCTCGGTCGAAGCCTGCACGAAAGCCTGCGCCTTGTAGAGCGGCACCGACACCTGAGCGAACGTCGGGCTGTCGTCCGACACCTCGGCCAGTTCCGCATCCCACGACGCCGTCACACCCGCGGACGTGACACCGTTCCAGACGTTGCCGCTGGTGAGGGTCACGACCCGGCTGATCGCACGAATCGCGTTGCTCGTACCCGAGTTCGTCAAGATGACGGTCGGGTCGAGGAACGTCGGGACGAGCGCACCGCCCTGCGTGTTCGTACCGACGGCGATCGCTGCACGCTCGGCGTCAGACATGAACATGGCCTGGCCGGTGATCATCTTGTGGAACGCCGACGCGTACACGTCGGTCGACCGGATCACCAGGCTACGGACCCACTCGCGGTCGCCACCGTGACGCTTCGCGAGCATCCGGACCTGCTCCGTCTGCGACTCGCCAACCTGCCGCTCGACCGCACGGGTCAGAGCGTCAGCGAGCTGCGTGCGGGTAGCAGTCCGGTCCTCGATCACGTCGGTCGGCTCAGGCGAACGGATGATCTGCGGGCCAGCCGAAACGGGAGCTTCGACGTGGGTGGGGAGCTGCGAGAGTCGGGCGATCTCGGCGTGCCGCTCAGCGAGAGCGAGAAGCCGGGCGCGCTCGGCGATGCCGGCGTCGAACGCGTCCTGCTCGGAAGCGTCGCCACGCTCGGCGATGTCGTGGAGGCAGGCGTCGAGGTACTCGACGGAGCTGCGAATCTCCTCCGGGTTCATAATGATCACCTTTCGGTGTGAAGTGCCAGCAGCCGCTGGCGAACGATTGTCAGGTTCGGACCGGAGTGCTCACGCGGCTCCTGGTCGGGGGTGACGGCCTCGTCCTCTGCGGGCACCCCATCGGTGCTCTTATCCATCGCAGGTTCTGAGGTGTCATGGTCACGAACACCGACGGTCGTGGCCGCATAGGCGGGAAACACGACCGGGCCGAGTTCGTAGAGCTTCACTTCTTGAATGTTGCGTTGGGCGAGACGACGGCCCTGCGTGGCAGTCCAGTCGTCCTTGACGACGGAGAACCGGAAACTCATGCCGTCGATCGCACCGGACGCAATGGCTTCACGGACCGGCGCATAGAAGTCGCCGGCGTGGAGACGAGCCCGAACGTGCAGGCCACGACCATCTTCACGCAACGATTCGATCTTCCCGATCGGCAGACTGCCGATCATCGGATGCTTGCCATGATCGAACTGCAGGACGGGACGGCCGTCACGTAACGTCTTCTTGAACGCACCGGCAGCGATCGTTTCCAAGAAGTTGCCTTCGTGGTTGTTGATCTCGGTCGGCGAATCAAAAACGGCCGCGTACCCTTCGAGGGTCAGGCCGTCACCGCCGCTGTCACGCTCGAGCTCGAACTCGAACGGAGCGGACCGGGTCAGACCGTCACGCAGAATGCCGGTCGGCTCGACGCTGTTCTCATCCATGTCGATCTTCTCCAAAAGGTTGTTCGCCCAGGTGCGGCCGGGATCTCCACCCCACAACGCCCAGGCGATACGGCCGGCGGACGGGTAGCCGTCCTCGCCGGGAGACCAGCCTTGCCCTTGCTTGTCCACCTCGTGCCGTGCGAAATACGAACGCATTCGGCGCAACGTGTCGGCGGACACAGCCACACCGTTCTTCAGGTCACGAGCTCGAGCGACCCCGACGGCAGTGCCGCCTCGGCCGTACTCGGCACGCCAATCCAGCCCGCGAGCTGCTTCTTCGCGCACACCCTGCGGCGGGGTCGTGTCGACCATCAGACACCGTCAGTGTCAGCGTCGCCGCTACCCGGCGCCTGCAACTGCACGGAGAACAGGCCGGTGTGCACCAAAGCCCGCAAGTCTTCGTTCTCCACCGCCGTCGCGACCGTCTCAGCCTCATAGCCGGCCCGGACGAGCGACTCGACGGTCAACGCTTTCTTGTAGAAAATGTCGGCAGCGTCAGCCCGATCCTCACGGAAGAACGCAACCTGGCTGTCGTCGTACCAGAGAATCGACCCGCTGTTCGGCGGCGGCACCAACGTCTGCAACGCAGCAGCAGCAGACCGGTACAGGGGTCGCATCGTTCCGTCAGCGAACCGGCGGCGAGCCTGTCCGTAGTTCCCGGCGTTCAAGCTCGAGCCGGACATCGACTCTTTCAAGCCGACGATCACGGCCGGAACACCAGCTGCCGCAGCGATCCGAGTTTCGTCCCGGCCTTGTGTCTCACCGAAATCCATCTGCGAGAAGTCTTTGCCGACGACCGACACGTCAGCGCCCGGAGCCAGATACAGCGTCTTGTACGCCTTGCCGGTCCCCATGTGTTCCCGGTCCATCTTCGACTTGAAATTCTCGAACTGATCTTGCGTCATTATCTCGGACGGGGTCTTCACCACCATGTTCGGGGTGGCCCCGTTACGGAAGAACGCCTGCTTGTGATCTGTCGCCGCATTGTCCGACGCGATCTCTCGCAGCACCGGCGTCAACCACGACATGCCCAGATAGTCACGCTGCGGGTCCGGCAGAGGCGACCAGTGACACACCTGCTCAGGCAGGTAGGTGAAGTTCCGACGGCCCGGAAAGATCCCGTCCGGCCAGTACGAATAGCCAGCGACGTCCGAGTAGCGAGCGTCTGCCGGGTTCTCCGTCAAGACCAGCAGCATCTTGTCCGGATGACGGCGGTACAGCCGGTTTCCTTCCCGGACCCAGTAAGAGTTGCCGGCCAGGTCAACGTCTTGGATCATCCGGGCGGCGAGCTCGCCGGTCGTGCCGTTCGGCCACGGCCGAAACAGAATGTCCAACGTCGGATCGCCGAACATCCGTCCGACCTTGCCGTTCTCCAAGTTCGCATACCGGAACCGGATCTCGGCAAAGACCGACTGACGGACCGCCATGCAGGCGAACACGATGCCGTTCGTCTTGTACACCGACGACGCGTACGACTCCAACGAAGCAGACGGCATCTCCGAGTTCGGGATCGGAGACGTTGCCCCATACCCGACCGGGAAAATCCCGCCGCCGTTCGCGATCGACTTCCACTGAAGGACGTCGGTCAGCGACATCCGTTCCGCGTCGCTACTGGCGGTTCCGCGCCGCCGTTCTCGCAGTGTCGCCATCAGCGTCCTTTACGTCGACCAGGTCGTAAGCAGCCCACACACAGCCGGCCGCGATCGGCACGAAGCCTGTCCACCACCAAGGCGAACAGAACCCGGCTGTCGCGCCAGCAGCAACGCCAGCCCCGAACAACATCTGCACTCTTCTCACGCCCACGCTCCGAACCATTCACGGGTCGGGCCGTGCTGCACTCGACTGACTGCCCGGTCGTGAGCGAAAACCGCGCAGATCGCCAGGTCGATGTGTCGCCGGCTGCTCTTCGATTCCTTCACCGGCCGGATCCCTCGAGCATCCCTTTTGAGCACAGTGTTTTCCATGTGCCTCGCCAGCACGACGTTGCCGTCATGGGTCAGCCGTTTCTCCATCACCGACTCGGAAAACTTCTGCCAGGCCGGAACAACCCGAGGGATCGTCATCGGATACTCGACGATCGGAAGGCGTTCACCCTCAAGTACCTGCATGGACCGTTGCCACCGGTACGGGTCGCACGCAACCTCGACGACCTGCCAGTCCTTGCACACCTGCCGGATGCGATCCTCAACCTCGAGGATCGGGACACGCCACTCGGCGTCGTCCATGTTCTCCCACACCCCGACAACGAACAGGTGCGGCTGTTCTTCGATCGTCGCAGCGACCAGGCCGGTGCTGTCCCCAGCCCACGACCCGTCGAAGAACACAACGACCGGGACGTCCTTACCGACCGTCCGGTCAAGATCAACGCACGCATCCCACGCGCCGTAGCCGAGCGCTGACTCCTGGCCGGTAGTCCAGACATTCGTCCGTTTCGTGCGGAACTCGGACTCTGAGGTTCGCATCACCGTCGACTTGAAGTCAGCCAAGTCGACGATCGTGCCAAGCCCAGGATTCGCCTCAGCCCACACTTTCGGGTCCCGATGGTCCGACTCGACACCGAGTTTCGGTTCCCACCAGCAGAAAAAGAACGTCGGGTCGGCGATCTCTTTCTGCACCACCCGCTTGCCGTGCTGGTACATCGAATAGCAGAGCGAATCGGCCCCGAGGTTGTCGGTCCGCGACCCGGCCGTCGTGATCCCGAGCACCAGCGGTTCCTCGCGGGCACCGGACCCGAGCGTCATCACGTCCCACAGTTCGGCGTTCGGCTGAACGTGGACCTCGTCGAAGATGACCGTGGTCGGCGACAAGCCTTCCTTCGTAAAGGCTTCGGAAGACAGCACCCGGTAGATGCTCCCGGTGCTCGGCACCTCGAGCACGTCCCGATAGCAGGTCACATTGTCGGACAGCGTCTCGTCCAGCTCGACCATCCGCTTCGCCATGCCGAACACGATTCGGGCCTGCTCACGATCGCCGGCGCACGAATAGACCTCGGCTCCCGCCGGGCCCATCAACAGGCCGTGCAGCGCAATGCCGGCACCGAGCGCCGACTTGCCGTTCTTGCGCGGCATGCCGATCAGGCCGGTACGGAACCGACGCTTGCCATCCCTGGCCCGCCGGGCGTACAGCGCATCGAGCAGCTGCTTCTGCCAGTCGAGCAACACGATCGGAGATCCGGCTTTCCCGGCGATCGTGTCCTTCGTGATCCGGCAGAACGTGCCGATGAAATCGGCGACGTGGCCTCCGCCCGAGTTAGCGATCTCCGCTGCGGTCGGGACGGTTAGCCACCTTGGTGGCCATCTCTTGTTTGCGCGCCTGCCTGTCACGCATCTCCTCGAGCTTCGACACTCGCTTCACTTCGCCCAACGCCATCCGGGTCCGGGACGCCGGCGTGAACCCCAACTGGCCGAGCAACTCCACGATCTGCTTCGTCTGATCCAGAATCTGTTTCCGGTCGGCACCGCCCTGGATCATCATCTGTCGTTCCTCGAACATCATCCGACACAGAGCCGCCGCCGGAGCGTCCGTCTTCGCCAACCAGTAAGCCTCGACGATCGCCTGGTCGAAAGCGTCGAGCGGCTCGAGATCGGCGATCGTCGGATCGACCGGTTCCACCACCACCAGCTCGGCGTTCCCGCCCGGCATCCGGTCCGGTCGCAGCGTTCCCCGCTTCCGTTTGATTTCGTTCGGCACGGGAGGCCGGCCAGTCCTTGCCACTTATCCACACCCTTCGTGACTTTCGCCGGAGCGTGCGAGAGGG